TGTTTTTTTTCTTTGTTTTTTTTTTTTTTAATTAATTTTATTAAGAGGAAAGATAACGTGAGAAACGAAACTTACTCTGCGCAAGTTAAACTTGTGCACCGGGTAAACCGATAAAGTGTGAAAGGGGCCAATACTTCGGAGACGGAAGAGGACTACGACTGTCAGTGAGATGACGGACGGTGTCGAAATATCCGGGGAAGCGGGTCAGGTCGACGGGACTCTTGGTTCGTAGGAATCGATTGATGAAAACAATCTGATCCGGTAAACCGCGAGGGTCGGGAGCTGATACGCCTAAGTCTTCGAGGTCTTTGTAAATTCCTTCACAAATATGGAAGACGCGGCGGTCTGAACCAACGTTCGCGTAAGCGATACCGATGGCTCTAGCCTTGAGAACGTCATAGGAATGAGAACGCTCGGGGTGTCTGAGCTGTGCGAGTAGTGCAAGCGGGTCGCGGTATGGGCGGCCGTTCGTGTGTCGATACTTGAGCACTTCTGCGTGTTGAATTCCTTGTTGAAGTTCAGTTTTCTTTAAACTTACGATCGAGCCAAAATAGAGTTTAGCGAGAGCGGTGAATTCGGGAAGAAGCCAATCTGATACATAAGAGAAGATGCATAATAGAGAGATGATGGAGTCGTCGCCTTGTACTTTTAGAGCGATTTCTTTTTCCTTGAATCCAAGTTTGAAGAGGATGGTGTAGATCATGACTAAGTTGTAAATTGAATCGAGCAACTGAGTCTGTAGGTAGCCTGAGAATATGCCGGAGTGCCTGAAGATGAGTAAATCACCGTCGGGTAGCATGAGAGGCGTCTTTTTGATGGCGTTGGTCATCCAATTCCAGAGATTCTCGAGTGTGTGGGGCTCGGGGTTAGTGTCGGGATAGAGATGGGTGGGGTGGTAGCCTTCAGAAAAGGTGAACATGGGGCGAAGAATGTGAGAGTGGATGTCGTCGATAACTGTGTGTCGTGCGTTACGATCGAATCCGGACCAATCGAGTGTGATGAAGGTATCGTGGTGAGGAAAGTTCTGTGAGAAATAACCTTGTAGTCGGTACCAACCACCTGTGATGGTTTCGTATCCCCAGAGGAGTGGAGATTTTTCTTCTTGTGAGAGCAACCAGGCTTGTAAGGGCCAGATAAACATCATTTCAGCCATGAGGGCGGTAGAAGGAGCGCCGAATACTAGACGTACTTTGTCTGGGTCGTCAAAAAGAACGATGTGTTCTCTTGCGAATGCAGTGTGCCAAAATTTGAGGTCGTGGCCGTCGTCAGTTTCAGTTTTACCTGTCTTGATGTAGTGAATCCAGTGACGATTGATGAAAAACATCTCATTGTAGAGATTGTGTTTAGTCATCCGATTGTCGTCGGGATTTGGGTGCGGGAGTTTGGTTCCGTGGGCTTCTTCGAAGTAATCGCGTTCAACGTTCACTTTGTGATAGAATGCTTGATGCTTAGGGTTAGAGAAAGATTCTCGTTTGCCGTTGATAAGTTCAAACTTTTCTTGAGTGTAAGTTATCCATGATTTGCTTGTAGCGAAGGGGGCGCCAATATTGGTTGATAGTTGCCAG